CCTTCTTATAGGCATTAATAAGTTCTGTAGACCATTGCTTTCTGTTAGTATATGGACTCTTCCAAGTTGAGTTGGCAGTTTTAGTAACAGGTTTATCAGTAACAGATTTACTAGCTACTACATCAGTTTCATCAGTATCTCTTACTGGTACTACTAAAGCCTCTGGTTTATCGTAAGTTGTGTTGTAATTATACTCACTAAATGGATTAATAGGATTAGTAATATCAGTGTAATCTATTGTAGGATTACTTACTGGATTATAACTAACAAATCTCATTCCTTGTTGAGCTTTCTTGATTCGCTTCTTATAGGTTGGACGACTTGATTTGATGAACTTCTTACGCATGTCCCTTTTACCGTTAATCTCTTCTTGTTTCTTTAACAGAGGGGACTTCTTAAAATCAAATCTTCCACCATGTGCCATAGTTACCAATTCCGGATTTCTAACAGACTTACCTTCAATCCACCTCTTAGCATAGTCAGCAGGATTAAATTTCCACATATCTTGAGAAGTCTGTCTTAATTTACCTTTGTTCATTTGAAACTTAACCAAGTGTCCGGCAACGTCATCAGTAGGACCTATATAATCAGTTCCTGGCTGCCTAAAGGTCATGAACTCTTTATCTCCCATACGCATTACTGGTTCAGTCTCCTTACCAACAACCTTGCTGATTGGATTCTTTCCAGCATAATCAGTAAACTTTGTAACATTCTCAAACTTAAGAGGTCTACCAGAGGGTACTACTGCACTCATTTCGTATCTTCTGTTATGAACTCCAGGATAAAGCTGCTCATATCTATCCCCATGACTAAATCCTCTCCTTGCTTCATTACGGCTAATAGGTTTGATATTACTAGTAGCTTTATTAAAGAACATTCTTTTAACTACTGGATTCTCATCAAATATATATTTAGCTAATAGATTCCTGCCTTCTAAATTTCCTCCACCTAGTATTGAAGAACCTGTGTAGTCGGCTGGCATTGTTTTTATATCTTGCAAACTTACTGATGCATTACCGTTAGTTCTCTTGGCAGCTTTATAAGCAGCCACTTTTAATGGTAATTTCTCTACCTTAGATAGAAATGGAGTAATTCTGTTAGCTGTTGCCATTGCTATATTAGAAGGAGTCCTTGCTTCCTTATTAAATATCCAATGATTCTTGTTAATAGGATTCCAAGCTAGGTCAGCGTCACCTTTAATTGATTTAGTTATTAACTTGTTCTTTCCAATCTTATATCCTTTAGCACCACCATACCAAGCTCCTGGATTAGTATAAACTCCAATTTCAGACGGAATGCCAGTCTTATCTTCTAACCAATTACCCCAGCCCCCGGTAAGCTTATCCACAGTCATATTACCTAAAGCTCCTCCTACAACAGCGGCTGGAGTTGTTACTAATGCAGCACCAGCTGCTGAAGGAAGTATAGTTCTTTCTATTCCAACTAAAGGATTAGTCTTATTGGACATAGAAGCCCTGAATCTGGCTTTAGCTCCTTTAATAGGATGCCAATAGTCTCTATTTCTTTCAGCAGCTGACCTGGTATCATTAGAAGGTTCTCCACCTAAATCTACAATGGAATACTGTTTAGGTTTAGCTTTAATAGGTTCATGAATTTCTGGCCTAACTACTTTAGTATTATCGGACTCTATGGTGTTTCCTTGTTGTAGTTTAGGTATTACTTTCATTATTTATTCGATTTATCGTTATTGGTGAATCTCTTCCATATTCCTGTTACTGAATCTATGCCAAGCAATCCCATACAACACAACAGGACTGTGTCTATCATTAATGGGGCTTGAATTACGTTTATTGCACAGTATATTAACACTCCCAAGCAGACAAACCACCCTACTACTCCGCAGAGTCTCTTAGATGATATGCCAGAGTGGGATGTGAATACTTGCTTTAAGAATGTTACAAACTTCATTATATAATTACATTTATAGAAATATTAGCTGTGTCACCTCCTATATATGCCTGATTTATTGGTATTTCAGTAGTTACCCCAGATTGGCATACTGCGTTATTTGTTACACTATTTGCAGCTACAGTCACCCTGTATGTACTGAAATATCCAGTGAACAATAATTTAGAGACATTAGTTAAATCAGTTGGTAAATTAAAGTGGAAGTTTCTGTCAAAGAAAGTTGCCCCTTGATAGTCTAGAGTTCCAGACCTAGGAATTGTTATAAACCCATCTAGAACTCCATCTATGTAAACATCTGCTACAAAGTCATAGGATTTAGACGTAAGCCCAGAGTTAGTTATTGAAACATGTATATTGAAGTCATACTGGAATGTTGACAACTGTATATCCTCTTCCTTAACTAACTGATTATTAGCGTAATTATCGTTAGTTTCAAGTCCGAAGAACTCTACTCTATCTCTAGTGGCACACTTGGTTGGAGTATTTGTACCTCCACCAGCTAAATTAATTAAATATTGTTCTGTTGCAATTTTATTTGTCATTTTAAATACTTGCTATGTATTGTTTATACACATAACGGCAAGTAGACCCTGTATTGGTATATTCTGATTAGTTCCTATAATAAGTCTATCTGTTTCATAATTAGAATAGTGATTCATATTCTTTGCATTATTTAATAGGAATGCTACGTAAATATTACTTCCAATCACACTATTGCCAAACAAAGCTACATTTCTTATAGCACCTGCTATAGGGTATACCACCATAGATGAAGCAGGAATATCTGGTGTAGCCGATGTGCTTTGACCATACATATCCATGATTGATATACCCATTGTAGTGTCTGTAGTAGTGTTATTAAAGAATATTAGGGTGCTGTCGCTTAGTGAACCGTTTAATAAATCTATAGCGTCAGCAATACCCCCCCCCGACGGTAGGTTATCATTGAACTGTTGCTTAGTAATGCATCTATTGTTCGCAACTCCGTCTAAGCTCAAGCCTTCTGCTCTGGCTTCAGCTGCTGTTACTAATTCATTAGTGCTTTCCATTATTCTTGATATTCTCTTAAATTACCAATTGTTACTTCAAATTCATCTGATTTCATGTAGGGTGATACATCTGCATCTTTAGCAGCTTCGTTCAAACAGAACATGTCTGAAGGAAACGATAGTGCCTTTACCCTTATTTGCTTAAGTAGTCTGGAGTGTTTGGTTTTAGACCAAACCCAGACGTCAAATATAAAATTTCTCATACTGCGATTAATGTACTTTAATTCTTAAATGTTAAGAATTACTAAGTGTAGAAGCAATCCACTTTTGATTGGAGCCTTTGTTAAGGCTAAAGTGCTGTAAACCACCTTGACTTACATTTATGTATAATGTGAACAAATTAGCTATTGGAATTCCGATTATTGTCACACTAATACATGTTGGCGCACCATTAGATACTCCATAATACAGTAACTGAAATGGGACCATGTCTGTCATATTAGACTTCACAATCTCCATTACAGCACTATCAGCACTGTTAACCTCTATATTACTACTTCTACCTGGATAAATCAAATCTTGTGTTGTTAAAACTAGGGTCTGAACCCCCCCCCATAGACTTGAGTGCATCATTCACTTGTTTAGTGGTAGGGCATTTGTTGTCTTCATTTTGAATTAAAGCCATGATTGTTATTATTTAATAATTCTACGTTTAATTTGCACACCTCTCTTAGCTATTAGCATAGTATTACTTCTTTTGTTGTTAGCATTACTAGCGAAGGTATTATGCAGTTTAGCTATCTCGTCATCACTAAGGGTATTAAACCCTGAAGGTATTTTAGCTCCCTTAGTTCTCATCTCCTGAATATCTGTACCTTTTAATTGCCTATTAGGGTCAATATAATAATTACCATTCGCATCTTTCATATTTACATTGGCTCCTCTAAATCCCCACGTGTCCGCATGTCTTTCATTAGGTTGGGAGCTGTACACTTGAGACTCTAATGGTGTAGAGGATTCATAATCCACTCTGTTATTAATACCAGGATTGGCCTTTAATATCTGCGGATTATTATCTCCAACCATGTGTCCAATACCTTCATGCCAAGACACATCGCCAAATCTTCCAGAGAATGGGAATGAAGGAGCATTGTATGTGTATTGCAATCCTGCTGGATATGCTGCTCCCTTATTTTGTCTCATAGCTACTTGGGCAGCTTGAGTCACATTACCAACCTTCCCTTTATATACATTTGGATTAGAATAGAACTTAGAAGGTTCTACATATTCTGCCCTGTTAATTTGGTCAGTAATGTTAGCAAGGTTAGATTCATTAACTTGAGATTGATACTTAGGCTGTTTAGCACGTTCTTTATACCATTCTATAGCAAAGTCTTTCATCCCTCTAGTTTGGGCTTGATATCTCTGGTCCTCTGGCAATTTATAATTCTCTTTAGGATTAGGTCTTGCTACAGCTCCCTGTTGTGCCCTAATAATCCCTCTTCCTTTAGTTGAGATTCTCATAATATCCATTTAAGCCAACCGTAGCTGAAAGTCTTCCTCTTATATTCTGGATGTTCAGCCGCGTATCTAGCTTCTCTTTCAAATGATATGTTTCTATAGGCAGTGTGAGCATTGCCACTAGCTAGTAATTTAATAAACCACTCTATTACATACCATAAATAGAAGAATACTATTCCCATTTCTAATATCTGTTTCGTGTGAGTCTTCTCATGTGTAACTGTAGCTTGACTCATTCTCTTTATATAATCCTCACTTCTAGTAAACATAATAGCACAAATATTCATAAATGAATATCCTTTTACCGGAAGTAACGGATTGATAAAGAATAGCAATCCTTTAGATTTGTCGTACTTAAATTTCATAGTTAATGCTTCCATTTAGCGGCATTTCTAGCGAAATTAGCTCTCTTCTTCTGTAACGGAGTCGCATTAGGATTGTTAAGTACAGACCTAGCATGTTCTTGAACACTCTGTCCAGCTTTCTTAGCTGATGCCGTAAATTTGCCGCGATTCTTCTTCTTAATATGAATCTTGCTTCCATTTTTATCTTTCCTTACTAACTTACTACCACATCTAAACATGGGAACCTCTTCTAGGTCCGCATCATCGAGTAACTCTTTCAGAGCCTCATTAATTCTTGATAATTCCTCTGCGTTAAATTCCATAATTAAATTACATGTTAAATCACTTTTTTATTCACAAAGGTATTGCTAAATTTGCACATTATCAAACAAATCAGATGAATTAATGATTTAAGGTGTCAATGTAAATAAGTAATAAAGAAACTAAACTATTATTAATCTCTAACCTTTAAATCAGTAGATTAATGTTATTGGGCAAACTAAAAGAGGTGTACAGGTGGATTGACAGTTGGAGTTCTGGTGTTAAGACGATAGTCATTATAATGCTTGCATTCTTGATGGTAGAGCTTCATTTCTCTTCACACACTAAAGCTATTTTAGAAGATTATAGACAGGCAGCTGTTACGGAGAAGGTATTAGCTGAGAAATATACAGAGATGATTACTCCACAAGTTAACGGGCATATAGAGCATATTCTTATGGAAGATAAGGATGCGTCGAATGTCTTGTTATTGAATTACCATAATACCTTACAAAGTACACATGGTTTATCATATCGTTATTTAACAGCTCTTACAGAGAAGAGAAGAGGGTATGAAACTAAGGCAACTATTAAGATATGGAAAGAGTTGGAGTATATTAACTACGGTGATGAGCTTGGAAGGATTAATGACAACCAATTCATTAGAATGGACACTATTGAGAACTACTACAGAACATTCCCTAATTTAGTAGCTTTATTAGAAGAATCTGGAGCAAAGTCTGCTGCGATGTATCCGATTGCTGGAATTGATGGACCTATAGGAATGATTGTTGTTATTTATCCAGTTACTAAAGAGTACTATTTTGGGTACTATAACTCCGTTATTGCTCCGTGTATCCAACCTCTATCTACCTTATTAGATTATAACTCAATTAGGAAGAAATTTAAAATGAATTATGAAAGTAGACAAGAGGAACAAGGAAATATGTTACAACGATTCTTCCCATATGTATTGGAGTGAAATCGACAATACTATATACACTTCAGTAACAACAATGATACATGAGTTCTGTCAAAAGTTCGACAGTGATTTCTGGTCGCAATACAAAGCATTACAGAAGCTATTAAGTGCTGAACAGTTTGCCATGGAGAAGAAGAGACTATTAGAAACTAAACGTTTTGATAAGAAGTACTTCTTAGACATGTACGATTTAAATGAGACGGAGTTTAATTCTGCACAACAGGATATACTGGATGAGTGGTCTAAAACTAATGCCGATTCCAAGGAAAGAGGTACAAAGATTCATAGTGATTTGGAGCATCAATACTTAGGTAAGAGTTCATGCCAAATGAGAAGTTACGGTTTAGGCGGAACTTTTGAAGTTAATACTAATGAATCTTTAGAGAAGAATAACTTAGACCTACTAAGCATAGAAAGAGGAGTCTTCCCTGAATATATGATATACAGAAGGTCGGACGACAATAAGTTTAGGTTGGCAGGTCAAATTGACTTACTTATTAAGGACGGAAATGACATTTACATTGTTGACTACAAGACTAATAAAAGTATTGACGAGAAATCTTACTTTGATACCAGGACTAAGAAGAGTCAAATGATGAAGTATCCTATGAATAACTTAATGGACTGTAATAAAGTACATTATACTTTACAACTATCTACCTATGCATGGATGCTTCAGAAATTAAATCCTGATTTTGTTATTAAGAAGCTATTGCTTATACATTATGACCATAATGGTAACGTTACAGAACATGAGTTAGATTATCTTAAAGATGATGTGGAACGTATGTGTAAGCATTGGAAAAAACAGTGTATACTTGAGGAAATCAAGGAGAAGAGAAAGCCTATAGAGTTCTAATGAGCTAGTTCATAATCATAGAGTATCTTTCAAACTGGGATTTGAGATATTAAAAGTAAAGTATAATTAAAGCTCATTAGAAATCTATGGGAATTACTAATATTGTAAATGGGCACTTGAACGAGTTACTGGGTAATAACGAAGAAATAGCTAAAGCTCGTATTAGAATATGTAAGAAATGTCCTATTATGAAGGATTCGTTTATGGGGTATGTATGTAGCAGTAAACTGTGGCTAAACCCTAAAACAGGAGATATATCAACAGAACGTAAAGATGGTTATAAACGTGGATGCGGGTGTAGACTTAATGCTAAAGTTAGAGATATTAAGTCTTCATGTCCAGCATGTAAATGGTAAATGATTTAAATTATGAGTAATAACGGAACAATGGATGTAATGTTTGGGGGTAAAGGATTAAGCTTTGCCGGTGCAGATGGATTTAAAGATTTAAAGAAAGAAGCTGCTGTGGAAGCACATAATAAAGCAGTAGATACTTACACTAAAGCACTTAATAAGAACATTAAAGATGAATTGGAGAAAGCGGAGGAAGTAACAGAGAAGATGAATAGTATGGAAATTATGCCTATTAATTCATACGTATTGGTTAGACCTTATGCTAAGAATCCGTATCAAAAGATAGAAGTGACTAAAGGCGGACTTATTATACCAGAATATGACGGAGCATTTAAGAATCCAGACACCGGAGAGAAAGATACAGAGTATCAACTTTCAGTTGTAGCTAATGTTATAGAAGTAAGTCCTTTGTGTAAGTTTATTAAACCGGGAGACGATATATATTATAGGCGTTCTTCTGGAGTACCTGTTCCGTTCTTCAGACAAGGATTTGAAGTTGTAGCTGAACAGCAAGTGCAGGTGGTTATTAATGAAGGTTTAAAAGAACGATTTAAAAGTATAGAATAATGGAAGAGAAAGTGTTTTATCAACCAGGAGATGTAGTAACATTAAGACAAGACATCCCATATAAACCTCAGATGATTGTAGTTAAGAAAGAGACGATGACGTTTAGACCATCTAAGGATGAGAAGAAAGATGAATATTTCAAGGGTATTAGATGTAGATGGTTCTCTACAAGAGGAGAGCTACAAGAAGCTATCTTTAATACTAAAGACTTAATTAAACTATAATGGCAACTAAGTTTCAACAAGGTGGGCAGGACGACCAAGAGTTGTTCTCTGCCTACCTTATTAAGTTATTTAAGCCTAAGTCTCAGCAGGAGTTTGAGGATACTATATCCAAACTCTCAGAGAGGGAAATTAATGAAATCTATAAACAATACAAGAGTATGGAGAATAATCAAACTATCATGGCTAAGATGGGAGCCAAAATTAACTACATTAGCAGATTGCAAGGTAAGTGTCCAGAAGGTTATGAGGTAGAGAGATTCATGGCTGGAGGATGTGTTAAATGTAGAAGGAAAGCAATGGCTGAAGGCAGTAAAGCTATGGACGTATTCAAAGATAAATGTGGAGGTAAAGCCAAGAGACGCATTAAGAAGAGCGAGAATGGTGATAAAATAGCAGTTAATAAGACTGATACTGTACACACCAGTAAGGGAGTATATAATGTTAGTAATAAGAAGCTCCCTTATAAGAAGATGTCCAAAGCAGATTACAAAGGACTACCTTTGAAAGACAAAATGAAAGTTGATATGAAAGACCAGGCCAACGGCAGAGGTGCTAGCGGAGCAGGTGCAACTAGAGGTAGTAATATAGGTAAAAAGTTAAGCGGTGGCACTATTACTTCGTTCAAGTGCGGAGGAATGGCTAAGAAGAGAATTAAGAAGAATATGGGCGGAACTGTTAGCAATAAATGGAGTATTCCTAGTAAAGCTAGCGGTGATGCTATTAAACACATTAAAGGTGGACCAGGCTCAGCAGATAGCACTAGAGAAATGAAATTTAATGGGTTTCAGAGGAAAGCACTAGCTGGTAAGCCTTATAAAAACAAATAAATATGAAAGTATTCCTATTTGATAATGGTACTAATTCGGTGATTGTGAATGAGCCAGAGGTTCTTCTTATTAAGGAGTTCGCAGCTCTATGGACTAATGAAAGGAATAAGACCAAAGAAGACCCTACGGGAGTTTGCAAATCAAGAGCTTATAGAGAGCTTGTTTACATATGGCTAATGTTAGATTGGGCATCTCCATACTCTGATTATACAGAACAGGAAAGACATCAATCATGTCTTCAGGATGCTAATTTAAGTGAAGAGGAATGGGCAGACCCAATCTTCAGAGCCGCATGTAGGAAATATAGAGATATTCAAAACGAATCTAGAGCACTTAAACTCATTAAGTCTGCTCAAAGTGTAGTTGATAGAATTACTGATTACTTTGACACCATAGATTTATCTGAAAGAGACCCAGTTACTAATAGACCTGTTTGGAAAGTGGCTGATGTAATGAAAGAAATGCAATCAGTTTCTAAGGTTATAGAAGAACTTAAAACTCTTGAATATATGTACAAGAAAGAGCAAGAGGAAGAGACTGATAACAGAGGTGGTGGTGAAGAAGGACGTTATGACAGATAATTATGGCTGGACGTGGTAGACCTAAGAAGAAAGTCGAAGTTCCAGAAACAGTTCAAGAGTTAATACAGAGAGTAGAACCAGAATTGATAGAGGCTATTCCATACGTAGACCCTATTGTAGAAGATGAACCAGTTAGTACGCCTAACATTGTATGGGATGTAACATTAGATACTGAGATTAAGCATTTCGACCCTACTCTATCTTATGAGCTGACTGGATATCGACCAGTGGATGAAGAAAGAGGATTAGATTTTAATCCAGAGTGGTTCACTGAAGCTAGACAGATTAAACTAAGAGATGGCAAATACTGTGCCTATCCTAAAGGAACTAAGAAATATAATGACTTTTGGGACGAAGAGGTTAGAAGATGTAATCGAGGATATGAATCACATGGGTATAGAATCACAGGTGATAATTACTTCTTCCTTAATTATTATAGACTAAAGAACACCGATGTGTCTCAAGCTGGTACCGGTCGTGAAACTACATTCCCTTCATTCTTTAGTAAGCAGTATGAGTACTTCCATTACATAGAAATGTGTGAGAAGTTGAAGAAGGATGTGTGCGCCCTTAAAGCTCGTGGAGTCGGATTCTCCGAAATTGCAGCATCTTTAGGAGTTAGGTTATATACAACTGTTAGAGGTTCACATACAGTATATGTAGCATTTACCGAGAAATTCGTTAGTGACGTGCTTCGTAAATGCTGGGAACAGCTTGAATATTTAAATGCTGATACAGAAGGCGGCATGAGACATCTAAGACAGAAGTATAATTCTGATATGCATAAGAGAGCTTCTCTTCTTACTAAAGACAGAGAAGAATTTGGATTCATGTCAGACATTATTGGCTTCGTAGTAGATGTTCCTCGTAAACTCCGTGGAGACCGTGTGGATAGATTGTTCTTTGAAGAATCTGGTTCTAACCCAATCCTAGTAAAGACTTACTTACAGAGTACAGCTCTTGTAGAGATTCTGGGTAATAAGTTTGGAACTAGATTTGTGTGGGGAACAGGTGGAGACCAGGGACCTGCACTTGACGGACTTAGTAAGATGTTTTATAATCCAGCTGGATATAATTTCTTACCTTATAAACATAACCATACTAAAGACGGGTCTTATGCTTTTACCTCATTCTTCATACCTGCCTATACATTCGTAGCAGCAAATGGATATGTAGACGATAGAGGAGTTACTAATACTGCGAAGGCTAAGAAGTTCTATTTAGACCAAAGAGAAGCTCTACTAGCTAACCCGAAGGAGCATTTAATTGCATGTGCAGAGTTCTGTTTTACTCCTGATGATGCTTTGGCTCTTGAAGGAGATAATCAGTTTAATACTGTATTGTTAAGTGAGCAACTTGCTAATATTAAATTACATAAACTGGGACCACATATTGATGTAGGCCAGTTAGAGTATAATTTTACTAACAACCAGCACACAGAGGAAGCAATTGATAGTGTAAGATTTGTTAGTAATCCTAAAGGTAAGGTTAAGATACTTGAACATCCGATTAGAGGAGAACATGGAGCTGTACCTAGAAATTTATATGTTGCTGGTATTGACGGTATTGATATGGGTGGTGAAGACACTTCTGATAAGACTCAAGACCCTTCTGATTTCTGTGTAGTAGTTAAAAAGAGAGCTTATGGGTTAGATGAACCTAAAATAGTGTGCTATTATAGGGACAGACCTAAGACTTTACGTGAAGCACATATGACATGTCTTAAGATATTGCAGTATTACGATTGTCAGGCTGTTCTTGAATCTACTAGAATGTCTACTCTGCAATTCTTTAGAGAGAAACATAAAGAGAATAGACATTTGATGAGAAGACCTAGAGCTACTCAATCTGACATACAAGGAGGTCGTAGTAAACAATTCGGAGCTCCTGCTACTGAAGTAGTAATTAGGCATCAATTAGATTTAATAGCTCAACATATAGAAGATTATTGTCATAATATATGGTTTGAAGAAATTCTAGAAGAAGCAATTAAATACAGTTATGAGAATAAACGTAAGTTTGATATTATAGCTGCATGGGGTATGTGCGAACTAGGAGACGAGGAATTAATGGGAGTAGTTCCTAAAGAAATGGACAGTCCTAATAACAAACTAAGACCTTTCGGTTATTGGGTTGACGAAAGAGGAATTAGACATAAAGGAGTTATTCCAGAGAAACAACAGATAGTACCTAAGTTTAATTTATGGCCTACACAATACGATGACCCTACAAGAATTAGAAGTAGCAATCAGAGATTTATTCAAACAGATTTATCATAAAGAATATGTGGCTAAATTAAAGCTAGAAGAGCTACAAACTGCCGAGGGGACACATAGGGGTTATAAGTTAACACTTGGCATGAATAATATAGACAAGCCACTTATTATATCGTTTGAGGGTGGTGAAGTAGCGTATCTTAAATTTCTTAGACAGGAATTAAGAGATAGAAGATTAGGCGACACACATTATTTCCTAGGATATAAACAATATAACGGATTAGAGAGTTGTAATGAGTGCACAGAACAGGAGTGATGAGTACTTAATGGAGCATATTGATAAGGCAGTGTCAGAATTAGTATTTCCTAAGTACAAATTACAGAAAGCATATAATTATTATAATGGATATAGAGATGCCGAACAATATAGGTATCTAGAAGAGAATTTTGGAATAGGTAATCCTACTTCTATAGAATTTACTCCTCTTATCAGGAAGCATGTTGATGCTTTACTTGGAGAATACCTAGGTACTCCATTACTGCCTAAAGTGTCATGCAAGGATAAAGAAACTATATCTAAGATATCTAGAGATAAGGAATTACAAATTAATAAAGAAGTATATCAATACTTACAACAACATCTTAACAATCAGATACTAGCGTTCTTAGGAGGACAAGAAGTAACTGATAAGGCTGTAGAGGCTCAACTTAATAAGTTAGTAGAAGATATTAATAATAGCTTTGTTAGCGAGTATGAAATAGCTGCACAGAATGTTGTTGAGTATATAATCCAATCTAGAGATATTAACTTACTTACTAAGTTAAAGAACCTGTTACTTGACTTACTAGTAACTGGCATGAGCTTTTACCAGGTTCATCCTAGTAGGAAGAGAACTAATATAGAAATAGAGGTATTAGACCCACGTAATGTATTCGTTGATAGAAATCCAGAATCTGTATATGTCAGAGACAGCTATAGAGTAGTTATTAGACGTTGGTTGACTAAGCAACAAATACTTAATAAATATGGTCCTCAATTAGATGCAAGTAGCATCAATGAATTAGAGGAGATGTTCGAGGGATATTACGATAGTAGTTATATATATGTACGTTCCATGAGCAATCAAGCTACTGGAGCTCCTATTACAGACGGACTCGAGGCGGGTAAAGAAGTAATACCTGGATTCCCTACCGACTACTATGAGACTTACAATTATAAGTTAATACCTGTGTTTGAAGTTGAGTGGATTGATGTTGATAAGGAAGGAGAAGATTATGTAGAGAATAGATATGAAGGAGTCAAAATTGGGGAATCTATTTACATTCTTACTGGTAAATCTCCTGATGTAGTTAGAACTAAAGATAATCCTACGCACTGTGGATTGTCAGTTAATGGTTTGTTCTTCGTAAACAGAAGTAACGAACCATATTCACTTGTGCTTGCATGTTCACATCTTCAAGACAAATATGATTTGATTACTTTCTTTAGAGACAATGTAATTGCTAATAGTGGTACTAGTGGAGACTGGATTGACTTTAGTATGCTACCTATGGCTCTTGGTGATGACTTGACTGAAAGATTGCAGAAATTCATTGCATATAAGAAGACTGGTGTGGCTCCTATTGATACTTCACAAGAAGGTAGGGCATTTAATAACAATACTTCTTTTGCCGGATTTGATGACTTATTAAAGGCCGACACTATTCAGGCATTTAATATGGCATTGCAGATGTTAGAAGAGCAGACATCATCTATTACTGGAGTGTTTAGAGAAAGATTAAATGGAATAGAAACCAGGGATGCTGTTAGTAATGTTAAGGCTGGTATGAGAAACTCTTATATCATTACTAAATCTTACTATCAGCAAATGGATACTTTGGCAGAGGATATTCTGATTGATTCTCTTAATTGTGCTAAGAAGGTATGGAAACATAAACCACTTACTGGAACTTTAGTGCTAGGTGACAAACTACAGAAAGTATTTACTGCTCTCCCTGAACATTTTACTTTTACTGACTATGATATTCATGTAATAGCTAGTAGTAGAATTATGGAGGAAATGCAGAACATGCAACAGTTAATGATTGAGTTCATCAAGAGTGGTCAACTAGACCCAGACATAGCTATGGAGTGCATGACTGCCAGAAGTATGACTGAACTTAAATCTAAATTGTCTAAGGCATTTCAAAAGAGAAGAGAAGAAACTCAGAACACTGCACAGATGCAACAACAGAACGAAGAGCTACAGAAGCAACTTCAAAAGGCAGAACAAGAGAAAGAGCAGCTTAATAATAAGATTGCATCTCTTAATGAAGCTAAGATTGCTATTGAAAGACAAAAGGTTGAATATGACTATGAGATTGGAATTATTAAGGCTAATGCTGATAGAGATTATAAGCAGAGTACTTCTGATAATGACACCAAAAGAACAGATATTGAGATAGCCCAATTGTACGATGGGAATCAGCAGAATAACGAAGTGAAGAACGTATAATGGAATTAAAAATTAAAGTTTGCACTAACGATAGCTGTAAGGTAATCATACTTGACGATACTGGTACAGGAGAGAATGGCTATTTGCCTGAATCTTCTTCAGTTATCGTCAAGAACAGATTCAAGTACTCTGACACTGTATCTATTGATGTCTTACAACATAATAAGGCAGATGGGCCTGAAATACAACTTCCTGTTTACACTTTACATGATGACGGTAATAAGTCAGTAACTATGCCAGTAGGGTTTGATGGGTGGTTTAATGTATATCATATAGTTCTGCCGACTAAAGATTGGTTTGATAGAGAGATGGATAAAACGGCTGGTTCAGCTGTAACTATGTATGCCACTGTGTACTATTCGGACGGCATCTACATCTATAAGTATTTTAATGGCACATCTACGACCGTAACTGTAGATGAGATAGTAGAGAGGAACGTAGAAGATACTACAATTTCTAGGACATATAATAATTACGTGTCTATTTGTTTTCTTAAGAAATGTTATATATCTTTGTGCCAGCAAATATTTAATAGCAGAGGTTTCAGTAAATGTTGGAGTAAGAATGCTGTAGCGTCCGAATTATCCTACAAGAGAGATTTAGTCTGGATGGCTATTAATGTAATCAAATATATGGTTCAATCTAATCAGTTAGCTGAAGCTGAACGAATCATAGAACAAATAGGAGGTTGTAATGGCTTGTGTAAATCAGAATACAGCAAATGGCCAGAGCAAGGCTGTGGATGCTCTCAAAGATAAGGTGATTTGTGAATACAAAGAACTGCTTAAGTATTTAGAACGGGGGCATAGATATGACTACCAACTAATTCTCGAAGAGATAAGTCTCATCGAATTGCTAGAAGAGAATGAAGTTAATAGGTCTGAATTTGTAGAACAATTTTATCTTAATAATAAATGGCAGATAACTCTATTTTAACACCAGGTGGTTCTGGAAATGAATGTATCAATCCTGTTAACGAACAAATTGATACTTCACAATTTCTGAAAGTAGATTACCGCTTAGGGGAGTTTGAGAGTGAGTCAGATAAACAAATTGCTAGAATTAATCTTGGAGCTGCTGGCATTAATGATGTCTATGATAAGACTTCAGCAGATTTAAAGACATTAGAGGCAGTTAAGACCTCAATGGATACTCACCTAGCTACTGAAGACCCACATAATATAATTCCTACTATAGAAAGTAAACTGGAGGGTTTTGTTAAAGAGGATGGAACCACACCATTCTTAGCACCTCAAACAGGTGTTGACCCGTTGACAGACTTTCATTTAACAACCAAGAGATTCGTGACTGCTTTAATGGACAGTCATTTAGCTAAAACAGACCCACATAATATAATTCCTCTTGTAGAGGAAATACTTAAAGTATATGTAACTACTGACCAGATTTATAGGAAGGTAGAGTTATATACTAGAGACCAAGTTGACGACTTAATCAAGAATTTCGTTAGACGTGACGGAACTACTGCATTTTTAAAACCACAGTTAGGAGTTACTCCAGTAGCTGATGGGCATCTATCTACTAAGAAATATGTAGATGATGTAATGTTTAAACATTTAGTTGATGCAGACCCTCACGGATTTGTAACGTTACTTAATCAGAGACTAAACAACTATTTCAGGAAGACTGAAACTTACTCTAGAGCAGAGACTTATTCAAGAGCTCAAATCGATGCAATTATTAATCACTTGGTAATTGATGCGGCTAGAGGGGCTATTGAGGAACATATCAATCAATATGACCCTCATGGAACTCTTAAAGAAATCTATAGTAAGCATTATGTACCTCGTGATGGTTCAGTTCCATTTACTGCCCCACAGAAGGGAGTAGATGCTGTAGAAGATGACGAATTAGTAACTAAGAGACAACTGGATGCTTCTATTGTAGAAGAGCCTGTTTGGATTACTAGTGGACCAGTTCAGACTACAGTAGGCTTCGTTGAAGATGAAACTGACCCAGGAGAGAAATTGAATCTTCAAGAGGTTATGGATGCAATCTTCTACGGTAAATCTGTAGATGTTAAAGCTCCTGCGTATGCTTTACTGGGTTCTATAGTAGACGTTGAACTATTCGTTAGAGGTTCTACTGGAGTGATATCTTATGCTGAATTATGGCAGAACGATGAGCTTATTGGAACATATACTAAGGACGATTTCGAATTAGGACAGTTGACTGTAAAGAGTTTACCTATTAACGAAGAAACTACTTTTACGTTTAAAGTATTCTATCCTAATGGTACATATCTGGAAGCTAGTTGTACTACTAAAGTAGCATATGACATATTTGTAGGAATCTTACCTAAATGGTATGCAGCCTCTAATGTTAATTATGATTACTTACTTCAGCTAGTTCAATCAGACCCAGAGAACAATAGCATTGACAGTTCTGGTGACTTAGTATCAGAAATCAAACACAAATATAATTTCTCAAGTCCTAAAGAGCTTAAGCAAATATTTGTAGCAATGCCTAAGGAATATCCAGACTTAGTTCAAATGACAACGCCTTCTCAACAGTTTGGTCTTGAATCGTTTGACATTATTAGTGATATCCCATTTGAAATTCCTGGATTGTCAAATAGTAAAATATATAAGATATATGTATTCAAGGAGTCTCTAGTAACTCTCAACTTGGAGGTAACATTTAAGTTTGACCCAGCTAACATTTAATAAGTATGAGAGCATATAGTGAAATTATAGCAAGTTTTAGAAGAGGTGGTCCGTTCCCTATAGAAGCTGACTATATCTTCGAAACTGAAGCGAAACTGAAAGAATTTTATTCATCTCCTGAAGAGAATGCTATTTTACACAAGGGATTGTTAAAGGTAGTTGAAAATGACGGAGATGGTAATCAAGCACTATATTGGGTCACTAGAAAGGAGACTAACGATGAGTTAGAGTTTACTAAACTTATTACTTCTAAGAGTGATGAAACTATAGCTGACTTGATAACTAGATTAGAGCAGGAAATTAAAGATAGAAAGACAGCAGACGATGCTATCTGGGGAAGTGTTGACCATACTAGTGTACCAGAGGACTTAAACAGTCTGAAGGACATTGCAGAGGAAATTACTAAAATTAGAGAGCATCTAGGTAATCTAGACAGCACTGATGAGGAATTACAGAGTAATATTGACAAGGTGCAAGCCGAACTCGATAAGACACAAGAAGGAGTAGGTTTGGGAGAAGACGGAGCTTATGTTCCTGATACTGAAACTACTTACCTTAAAGACTCTACATCTGTAATGGATTCTCTGCGCAAGCTAGACGAATTAGTGAATCATGCTATTCACTTTAACTGGGTTACACTAGAAGATACTCCAAGCATTGAATTAGATATTGATAGACAGATTACTGGAACTACAATATCTGGTAATGTTAAGGTATCTACTGATAGTGGTAACGGAATTACCATAAAGAATGACGGTCTATTCTATAAACTAACTACTGAATATTTAGACGGACTCTTAACTATTAAGGTTAACGATAATGTTATAGGGCAACATCAAATTGGTTTGTCAGCTATCGTAGAGGATGCTAAGTATGACCCAGATACGGAAGAGCTAGTTATAGTATTTAAACTTCTAACTGGTGATAAGCAAGTAGTTAGGATTCCAGTTGGAACTCTTATTAGAGAATGGGAAGTTGATAACTCTATTCCTGATAAGGTAGTAGAATTGGAGAAAGTGTTATCATTAGGAACTGGCGCTGATAAGCTTTCTGCTGACGTTAGGTTGTATACAGCTAAAGATAACATCTTAGTAAAAGAAGGAAATGCTCTGTATGTTAAAGGTACTTCCGATAACATTACACATGATTCTAAAGCCTTGGATGTTGTTATTAGTGAATTACAAAGTGATATTGATAGCCACCTTAAAGATTTCAACAATCCACATAGAGTCACTCCAGCACAGATTGGAGCCATTTCTTTGCCCGAAGTTGAAATTCTACTAAAGTCTAAAGCAGATTTAGTAAGTGGAAAGGTTCCTAAAGAACAACTTCCAGATGATATAGGTGGTGAAGTAACTTGGATTGACGTAGAAGGTGATGAAGAAACAGTATCCTAATAGGCCCGCTAATATGAGCCAGTTGGACTATTTGTGGACAACATATGGCCCATATACGGTGTCGGACTCAATAGACGTTGAAGACTCTATTCCTTCTTCTAAAGCTATCAAAGATGCTATTGCTACCCAGGTAACTGGTATAGTAGAACTCGATACTCAAGAAGAAGGTAATAAGGTTAGAGTTATAGGTAAAGGAGGAAGTGGTGAGGAAATATCATCAATCCTTCTTGATAAAGATACTAAGATAGTTTCGTTTGAAAGACATCTTATAACACAAGAGGATATAGATAACGGATTCGGTAATGCACTGAATGAGGAATGGCTGATACTTACTGCTTCTAATGGAGATAGATTTGAAGTGTCTCTGGAAGACTTTGTAGTTAAAGGACAAATAACTAATACTATTATTACCCAGACTAAGAATGGTAATATTGCATCAGAATTAAAAATTAATAATCCAATTACTAATAGGTCTGTAGATTTATTAGCTTCAAACTTTGGAGTTAGGGCAGACTTAGTAGTTGATACTGATGCTGATTCTAACATAGTTATTACTAAGGGTGATAAAGGAGTTGTTTGTAAATTTAGTTGGGAAGGTACAGAATATCCAGTAAGAATTAAAGCCGTAGATACTTACGATGAGTATTTACTACAGACTTTAGAACCTAATACCATTTACTTCATAAAGGATATTAAGTCTATTTACCTTAATGGAGTTAAATATGCCTCTGAAGGTGGTGGAGGTTTAGACCCTGACTTGTATTATACTAAATCAGAAACTGATGCTCTTATATCTAATATTGAAAGTGACTTAGACAATAAAGTTAGTTTGGTTGATGGTAATATAGTATTAGAGGAAGGTCAAGGAATTGTGGTTAATCGTAGAGACGGTGTTCAGAATTTAATATCATCTGACAATTCCGGAGGGTTTAAACTTGGTAATATTAATTCTTATCTGGAATTATACACTAATACAAGACCAGCCGTTGTAGTAGGGGAAGACACTGATTCACTTGCATTAATGTCAGACTTGACTTCTTATACTTGGAATGAAGTAACTACTGCTAAAGCTACCAGACTCGCTGATTTACCAGAGAGTTATCCAGTAGGAACTTTAACAGTTAAGCATTCTGAAGGAGAAGTTAGTTACGACGGTTCCGAAGATGTATCTATTGACTTAACACATATACAACAATCAATTAATACATTGAAAGACACTATGGAGTACTTACTATCTACTAAACAAGATAAGCTTGTTAGTGGAGTTAACATTAAGAAGATTAATGGTAAGTCAGTACTCGGTAATGGAGATATACTTATATCTTCTGATTCTACAGCTATTAGATATAAGGGGTCTGTAGCTACTCGTATGTATTTACCTTCTGCTCCAGAAGTAGGTGATATTTACAACGTTATTAATGACGGTGCTAACTATGCTTGGAATGGAGAAACTTGGGAAACATATGGAACTATAACTCCAACTGGAGTAGATTTGTATAAGAATGCCAGTGGTGAAATAACTGGCGGGGAGGTAAGATTCAGTGATAATACTGTGCTCCCTATTAACATATTTATTAAATAACATCATTAAATTTTATGGCACAATTAAAATTTTACAGAGGGTTAAAAGCCAATTACGTAGCTGAAACTACTCACAAGGATGGGATTTACTTTGCTACAGACACCAATGAAATCCTTATGAATGGTAAGGCTTACACAGGAGCTCTAGCTGCTGGTAAAGTCGTTACTAATGTAGCCTTGTCTTCTGATAAAAGCAAACTGGTCATTACTTACTCTGATACCACTGCAACAGAGATTGAAGTAGGTAGCGGTAAGTATACATCAGCTATTGAAGACAAAGATTTAGCTATGCCTAATGCTGTCGGTGGTATCGCTAAAGGAACTAAGGTAAGTGCTCTGGAAGGACAGACATATGATTATATGTGGGATGAACTGCTGTTCCCTACTATTAATCCTACATTTACTGCTCCTACTGCAAGCATCTCATTTAAGAGTTATTCAACTCCTCAAGAAGTTGGAGCTACTGCACCTATTGCTGCTAACTTCAACACTAGTCTTAATAAGGGAGCCATTACCTTAAATGGAGCAAAACAAGCAGACAGGTCTGGTAACTTAGATGCAGATAATTCATTTATCTTCGTAAATGGACAAGAGTCTAACACAACTCTGCCTACTACTGTAACGCTTGGTAATACTACTTATACTTATAAGGCAGCTTATTTGCAAGGACCTCAACCTAAAGATAACAAAGGAAACAATTATAGCACTCCACTTGCAGCTGGTTCGGTTAACTCTTCAGCTATCACACTTAATGGTACATATCCTTGGTATGCATCTACAAGTACAGCTTCTTCTGGTACGCCTGTGGCTAAACAAGCTCTTATTGCTTGGAATACTTCTACTGGAGCTATGACTACTCCTAGATTTGAATTACAACCTTCTGGTACTCTTCCACAGGTGTTCAAGTTGCCAAGAGCTGTTACTCAACTTCAAATGTTGAACACAGTATCAGGTAACATGGAAGTTATAGGACTTAGTGACTGGACTAAGACAGAAGAAGAGATTACTATTGGAACCACACCTGTAACTTATTCAGTTTACACTTACAACGGTTCTACTAGAGGTTCAGTAACTTTAATCGCTAAATTCTAATTTGACATATGGCAAGAAATAAAGGTACATTCCAATTTGCAGCCAACTTTGAGGTTAAACTTCAAGGTGCTTTAGACCCAAGAATCTTAGTAGATAATAAGTCTGAACTTATTAATAAAGAGACTTGGCCGTATGATGGCGATACTATCTACGTATATAATGGATTGTTAGTAGCCGTTGCTGCTGATAAGGCAATTTATATGCTAGTTGATAAAGATAAAATTCTGGAAGCAGATTACTCCGGATGGAAACAAATGGACGTTGCTGCTGCACAGACAGTAGAGATTATTGACAACTTAAATTCTTCTTCTACCACTGCTGCATTGTCAGCTAATCAAGGTAGAGTATTAGGACAGAGAGTTACCACTCTTGAGGGCAAAATTTCTTCTGTATATTCATACAAAGGCTCCAAAGCTACTTATGCAGAACTTCCTAGTGATGCAGCAGCAGGTGATGTATGGAATGTAGAGGAAGCTCATGACAATCATCCAGCTGGTACTAACTGGGCATGGACTGGTACAGCATGGGATGCTCTGGGTGGAGCTATTGACCTGTCTGCATACTACAATAAGACTCAAGCAGATGCTGCAATTGCAGCTGCTGTTGATGCAGAGAAGACTTTAAGAGAAGCAGCTGATACTGCATTAGACGGTAAAATTACTATTAATACTCAAGCTATTGCTAAGATTAATGGTAGTGCTGGTGCTGAAGGTTCTCTAGCTAATACTCTGAAACAGGCTAAAGATTATGCAGATACTAAAGTTAGTGATGTTAGTAATTTAGTAGCTAATAAAGTTGATAAGGTAGAAGGTAGTACTCTGATTCCAGAAACTAAACTTGCACTTATTGACACTAACGCTTCAGATATTGATGCTCTAGAAGTTAGAGTTGCTGCTAACGAGGCGAAACTTGTTGGAATCACCACTACTGTAGTTTCGACAATTAATACAGCTATCGACGCAGCTATGGCTTGGCACGAAGTAACTGAATAAAACACATAATATATTAAAATGGAGAAAATGTTTGTACACGTAGCGAAGAAGTCCACCTTTACCAGTGAACTACAAGAACAATACACCAATAGTATTGTTTTCATTAAAGATTCACAGGAGATTTATACTCATGGAACGTTCTACGCTATTCCCGATTCTTACAAAGGCAAAATTACTTCATTGGAGAGTGCTGTGGCAGCTTTACAGGCTGCCAAGGCCTTCTCTAAAGTTTCTGACGGTACTAATGTTGCAGAGTCTCCTTCTCATGACGGAACTCTTAAATTCAACAAAGGCTCTAATGTAAATATCACTGTCGGAACAGATGGAGTAACAATTAGCGCTACAGATACTAAATACACACAAGGTTCTGGTATCTCTATTAAAGGTACTACAATTAATCACTCTAATTCAGTAACTGCTGGCACAGCTAAAGGTGATAATAGTAAAACATTAGCATTTGGTGGAACGTTTACTATTCCTAGCATTACTTATGATGCACAAGGACACGTTACAGCTAAAGGAACCACTACAATGACTATGCCAGCTGCTCCTTCATTTACTAACTGGCAAGCTGAGAATGTTGTTGGCGCTTCTGCTACAGCTACAGCTAATGCAGCAACTACTAATGCTACTACATTCTTGAACTTAATTGAGAATGGTGCAGTAAGAAGCTCACATCAAATTACTGGTACTGGTAAAGTAACAGTTACAGCTGATGCTACTGGTAAAGTAACAATTAATGGTGCTGCAACCACGGCTGCTTCTGGTTCTGCTAATGGTACTATTGCAATTGACGGAACTAATGTTGCTGTTAAAGGATTAGGTTCTGCTGCATATACAGCATCGTCTGCATATGCAACTGCTACTCAAGGTACTAAGGCTGATAATGCTGTTCCAAATACTAGAACTGTAAACGGACATGCACTTAGTGCTAATGTTACTGTTACTAAAGCTGATGTAGGCTTAGGTAACGTAACAAATGAATCTAAGGCTACAATGTTTACAAGCCCAGCGTTTACTGGAACTCCTACAGCTCCTACTGCTGCTGGTGGAACTAATACTACTCAAATTGCAACTACTGCATTTGTAATTAACGAGATTGGAAGTAAGATTTCTGCTGCTCAAGCACTTAGATTCAAAGGAACTATTGGTACAGACGGTGATGTAACTGAACTTCCAGCTAATCACACAGTTGGAGATACTTACGTAGTTAAGGCTGCTGGTAACTTTGCGGGCGAAGGTTGTGAAGCAGGTGACATGATTATCTGTGTTAAATCTGGAACGACTGCTGCAAATGGTGACTGGTCAGTTATTCAGAGAAACTTAGACGGTGCTGTTACTGGCAAATCCCTAACTGCTAACGCAGTAATTTTAGGTAACGGTGGGTCTACTGTTAAAGCTCTAGCTAATGGTACTGCTGGATACGTATTGAAAGCCACTGCTAGTGGTCCTGCATGGCAAGCAGAGAAGGACACAGTTTATACTCACCCTGCTGGAGGTGCTCCTAGTAAGACTTCTGGATTCTATAAATTCAGCACAGATTCTACTAGCCACGTTGCTTCAGTAACCGCTGTTACTAAGGCTGATATTACAGCTTTGGGTATTCCAGGGGCTAATACTAATACTACTTATACGTTCGTTGGAGGAAACGGCTCATTCAGCGTAACTCCTTCTGGAGATTCTAAACAAACAGTTAGTATTGGTAAACCTGCTACTGCTGGCGCGGCTGATACTGCTGCTAAATGGGCTACTGCTCGTACTATCACAGTTAGTGGTGGTGTAACTGGAAGTGTTTCTTTAGATGGTTCTGCTAACGTTACACTAGCTACTACTCTAGCCAATCTTCCTTCTAATAAGGTAACTGCAATGACTGGTTATACCAAACCGTCAGATACAGGTGCAATTGCTGCTGGTGATTCACTTAATGCCGCTATTGGTAAACTAGAAGCTGCATGGGATTGGGTTGAACTATAATATATGTACAAGAAGGAGGGAGTAGCATCCCTCCTTTATTTTATAATGATTAAAATTTAAGTGATATGGCAATTAATAAGAAATTAATTCACTTTAATAAGAAAACTACTTTTAACTCACAGAAGTTATCAGCCAATGCTTCTAATACTCAATATCAGGTAGGAGGTACTGGAACTGTTCAGACTGGAGCTCCTGACATTAACTATCAATCTATAGTTTATATTAAAGATTCTAAAGAAATTTGGACTCATGGGCAATTCTATGGGTCAGCAGCATCTGTAGCATGGAGTGCTATTACAGGCAAACCTAGCTTTGCTACTGTAGCTACTTCAGGTAATTATAATGACTTGAGTAACAAGCCTACAATTCCTACTAGCCTTCCCACTCCTAATTCTTTGACATTTACTGGAGCTACAACTGGTACTTGGAATGGTAGTGCTGCTAAAACTGTTAATATCCCAATTTATAGTAATGCGTCCACATCGTCAGCCGGACTTATGTCAGCATCTGATAAATCTAAATTAGATGGCATTGCTAGCGGGGCTAACAATTATTCTCTTCCAACAGCTTCAGCATCTACTCTAGGTGGAGTAAAGGTTGGTAGTGGATTAAGTATTAGTAATGGAGTATTGTCTACCAGTGGTGGAGATGTTAAAATATATGAAACTACCCTAAACTTCGAGGATATAATTGGCAACTCTAGAACGTCAATGACTTCAGGTGAAGTAACTGAGGTTTTAAATATTAGTACTAAGTTAAGTCAGGGGTATATTATTGTTACTAAGACTAGAGGAAGTGGGTCTGATATGGCAGGAAGCGCAGTTATTGTGTCTGACAATGCACCACAGTATTCGTTCTTGTTGGGCGCAGGACCGTCCGCTGTAGTAATATTAACCGCTAATATAGGCGAGGAAAATAATTGGAGCACCGCCTATATCAATCAAAATAGAATAACAAGTGGAGCTTCTAGGGTAGTTTGTAACTCTAATATTATAGTGGAAGCCTATGGTGCATATAACACCCTTTACGGTAGCTCTGGTATGACCAGCTTAGGTAAGTACAATGCTAACTCTACAGTAAATAATGGTATGACTAGGCTGGTTAGCATAGGAACTGGTACTTCTAATACTAACAGAATATCAGGACTAGAAGTCGGACAGAAAGATTCCAAGTCATATGTAGCTATTTGTGATAAATCTAAGGATAATTGCTACATAACAGCAGATGGAAGTACAGGTATCATTGAAATGTATAATAGTAGCAATAGTATAAGGTTTAACGATAGTAATGCTGCTATTGAGGTGGAAGGGGCTATAGGATTTAACGGCGAAGTAGTATTTTCCAATACAGTCGAGTCAAGTAGTTCAATAAGTGCTGCTGGAGGATTCTTCGATACCTCTGATGCGAGAGTTAAAGCTAACGTCAAAGAAATTGATGCAAGTGATGCCGACAAAGTTAAACTAGTTGAATTTGACAGAACTGACAAAGAACATCATGGTTATGGAGTTATTGCTCAAGAGCTTGAGAAAGTATATCCAGAAATGGTGAACACTGATGATGAAGGATTCAAATCAGTTAACTATAACGAACTTGCTATGGTTAAAATTAAATATCTAGAGGACAAAGTTGCAAGACTTGAAGCTCTAGTTGGAAGATTACTTGCAGAGTAATTATTATAATCTCATAACGTTTTCATTAAGAAGGTCGTCAATAGACGGCCTTTCTTTGTTTGTACCTGATTACTAAAACCACCTATGCAATAAATTAATTGTTAACGAGTGTTAAATAATTTGGTAATGTCCAGAATTTAACGTAACTTTGCAACATCGAATTTGGAAGTATAGTATATTTATATATTATGCCCTCAACAGATATTGTATTATTTATCGTAAATTTATTTAATTATGGCAGAATTTCTAACAATGGACGAAGCTAAGTCAAAGTTCGGTACTAAAGGAAGAACAAACGCTGGACTTACACTTGGTATTATCGGTACTGCATTAGCAGCTTTCGCTGGAAACAACGGAGGATGTGGTTGTGGTAACGGTGGCGGAATCCTTGGAAACCTCTTTGGAGGTAACAACAACTGTTGCGCTATGCAGGCAGCTGAAAATGCTAAAACCTTAGCTATGGCTCAAGGACAGCAAGCTGATAACCTATCATGGGCGAACAGAGTACAATCAATGCAAGACGACATTGACCTGTACACTTACGTTAACAGCCGTGCTTTGGCTACTAACGAGAGAATCGGTAACGAGTCTCAAGTTTTAACTAACCAAATCTGGAAAGGTAGAGTAGAAGACCTTCAAGAGAAGAGTGCAATGTACGTAGATATCGTATCTCGTGATAATGCACAGAATTTAAGATTATGTGATGAGCTTTACAAGAGGAGAGAACAAGATGTTCAGGAGAAAGCTGATTTGTTCGCTAGACTAAGTACTAGAATCTCTGATTTAGAGAAGAAAGAAGCTGCTACAGCTGCTGCTCTACCTCTAATGTTCGAGCTTAACAAAGTTAATGCTGAAAGATACACTGATGCTTGCTGCTGCAAGTCTGAAACTAATCTGTTAATGACTGCTAATGGATTACAGCGTCAACTTGACCACAAGATTGATGGACAGTTGAAATATGCTTACAGTGACCTGTGTGCACCTGTTCCAAGTATAGCTCCACTATACTGTAGCCCATTCACAAGTTACGGAACTGGCATGTATGCTGGAATTGCTTGCCAATGCAGTTAAAGCGGAGATGAAAGAGAAGTCTGCTGATGGGTTTGTAGTTAACATTCTTAACAAGCCAGTAAGGTTTGGAGAGGACGACGTTAATCAATTAGTAGAAATATTTAAGACATTTAAACAGAACAATTAATCCAAATTCGAGCCATGATTAATTTACGATTAGAGAGAATTTATAAAGGTGTGTCTTATACTATAGGGAAGCTGTACCTAAATGGTAAGTATTTCTGTGACACTCTTGAAGATACAGACAGAGGGCTAAAAGATACTATGCCTACAGAGGAAATTGAGAAGATTAAGGTGTATGGTAAAACCGCTATACCTACTGGCACATATAAGGTTGATATGAATACAGTTAGTCCTAAGTTTAAGGATAGGACTTGGGCTAAGCCATATAGTGGTAAATTACCTAGATTATTAGATGTTAAAGGTTACAGTGGAGTTCTTATTCACGTTGGTAACAAACCAGAAGATACATTGGGATGTCTTTTAGTTGGAGAGAATAAGGTTAAAGGGCAAGTTATTAATAGTACTGCTGCATTTAATAGACTTATGACTGAACTTAATAAGGACAAGAATATAGAAATAACTATTGAGTAATGAGCAACTTTGATAAATTATTTGGAAGAACTTATAGTACAGTAGGTAACTCTGATTCTGACTTTATTATTAAAACTAGAGGACAGGTTAAGGTACAATGGGGCAAGAAGTTCATTGATATTATAAAGGACGGTAAGCTTAATGTTGATGTTAGTTTTATAGGCTCTGTCGATTCCTATAACGATATAGGTTCTAAAGACGGTCTGTACTATGTTAAAGAAGACGGTTCTATATATTTAGTTGTTAATGGTAATAAAATTAATATACTAGGGGATGTTGACGGCACCTACGTATCATTTGCATCTAAGCAAGATACTGCTGATGAACAGAAAGGTCAGGCATCTAAGAACCTAGGGATTAGATATTCGTCTAAAGATGAAGCAACTGAATATGGTGTTACAAACGGAATAGTTTTCCTAGAAGATGCTAATAGATGGTATATAGTGGAAGATGGCGTATTTACTTTGTATCCGAGTGAATTGGAGAGTCCATACAAGAAGCAGTTAATTATAAGTAAAGAGGACAACTCTATAGGAGCTTTAGTCATAAGTGGACAAGGTAACGGTAATGCTCTAATATTTAACGCAGGAAGTGATACCTTATCAATTTATAAAGACTTTGATAATTATAGTATAGATTCTTCCTCTCCAATAATTACAACGGTTGGAACTACCTCTACTGCGGAATTAGGATTAGATGGATTATCTCTAAGCAAGAGCTTGTTCTGTGATTCTATAGAATCATCTAGTGCGTCGGATTCTACTGGATTTAAATTATATATGTTAGATGGCAAATCTATATTGTCAATAGACCAATTAATGGTCCGAGAATCTTCTGATATAGTTGACATCACTTATGAGGAACTTGTTACTTTAATGGATTCTACAAATTTGTCTACAGCTACTAGGTATAGAATAACCGATTTCCAAAATGAGTGGGAACTGACTACCGAAGAGGATGTAATAGATGAGGATGAGCAGGCTGTGGATGAGAATGGAGACCCCTTGTGGCAAGATGAAGATGAAACTATACCAGTTATAGCTGTTCATAAGAATACACATCCTTTAATAGTATCTGCCATAACAACCTCTAAATTGTCCGGTACTGGGACGTTTGATGATAATAGAGAGTGGAAAGTGGAATATGACCCCTATTATAATGAAACATTGTCTATTAATAGATATGACGAGAGTGGTAATTTTATAGAAACTGTAGAATTAACAGCCAAAGGAAGAATCACTAGATTGACAGACGAAAAGGGCAATTCCTGTAACTATGACTTTAAACATCTAAAATTTAAAATCACCGAAGACGGTGTAGATAAGTGGATTTATACATTTAGAAACGGAGAAGAAGATTTAAGTTTAACTGATACATGTAGGAATAATGTATTAACTGTTAATAATTATGAGATTAAATCTGAAACTGTAACTGTACGTGATAATGGTAATATTGTTACATTACAAGGAACTCTTTCTGATAACAACTTTGGAACTATTAATAGTAACTTTAACTTTTCCGGGACTGCTAATAAATTGAATGTGTCCGGAACATTAGAGAATGTAACATTTAAAGAAGATTCTACTATAGATGAGGTAGCTATTAGAAGTCTTACTAACGTAACATTTAATGAATCGTTCTCAAGGACTACATTCCATTCAGATATAAACGATGTTGACTTTGATACTACTGTATACGCTCTACTTTATGATAATGAAAAGGTAAAAGATGTATATTACAACAATAACACAGTCTCTGTCATTTGTATTCCTGATATAGCAGTTGCAACATCTGGAATACCTGCGGGCACAATAGTAATGTATAACGGGACATCTGGAATAC